GTCCTGGTTTTAGTGACTGATCATTAGGACAATCAAAGTTATGTGCTTTATATGAAATTATATTGGTGAGTGTACCTAAACCTTCAACCGAATAATCTTTTAAAATAGATCTAGCTGAGTGCCAGTATTTAGGATAGGCTACATTACCAAGTTCATCATAGAATATATCACTCTCATCAGGAGCCCCCACTCTATTATCAACAAAGAAAGGAAGCTTAGTCTTGAAAGCAAATCTGGTAATAAATGTATCTCCACCAAATACAGTAGCTTCAGACTCAGCTGTACTTAAATTTCTTTGAAATCCTGTATCAATAGTCTCATAAGAATATATCTGTCCCCATTGGTTGATAAAGATATTCTTAATAGAGGCATAATATGATATTACATTAATATCCTGCTCAAGTTGAGGACTGGCACAATGAAATGTACCACCAATAGTAAATCTGGAATACTCCTTCATTTTTGATATACCACCATTTAACATAGGAGGACTACTATCAGGAAAAGGTAGAGGACTTACATCTTCATCTGTTTTTATATAAACAGAAGTTTCTCTGTTATAATTGTTTATATTAATATCCTCTTCTCCCACAGACTGTATAACAGGAATAAGATATCTCTTAAGATCTATCATTCTCTGTTTAACTCCTTGGTTATTAGGAACTCCTTCAGCATGATTATAATCAGCTATGGAATTAAATGAATATGCATAATTCTTTTTAGTTATTCCATTAATATATATAGTGAGATAAGATTGATATACAGTAAACATTGCAGCTGCATTGTTAGGATTGGTAATATTACCTACAGCCTGAGCACTTTTCAAAGCATCTCTCTGAGCTTCTTCTGTAAGCAATCTATACTTAGCATTATCCTTTACCTGTACAAAATGAGCTCTTCCTTTACCATACATTACACTTTCTAACTTAAGAACATCTCCTAAGAAGGGTTGTGCAAAATTAGTTTCAGGAGAGTTTAAATATAAGTCTATATGGAACATCATTATGAGTTGTTAAAGCTGGTAAAGGTGTTTCTGTCTTACAACTAGTAGAACCAATTATATCACCTGTTTTAAAAATTGACTTTCCACACGCATCACAATTTTCTATACATACGGGTTTAGTTCCTTTTTTAACTTGTGCATTAATATATTCATTTGTAGGCCATCCACTTACCCATTCTGTATGAACAACATTATATTGATCTCTCCATTGTGCTCTATATCCTTGACAGAATGATGAAGGATCTCCACTTGATACTATATTCCATTCTTCATAATCTGATTCACCAATTTTACACTCCCACCAGGGGATACTTTAATAGGAATATCAAGAGAACAAATCTCATATGATCCTATTGATTCTATTACCTTAGAATCAGTTTTATTGTTACTACAACTAGCAAATTGTATTCTTACATATGGGACAGAAGAAGTACTGTCTGGAGGAGATAATGATGTTACTTCAGCAGTATAAGATTTACACTCTGCAGACCAGGCATTATTAATAGCATTTAAGAAAGGATCTTCATGCATATCATTATAGGGATAGTTTGGAAAGTAGAAGTCTTGCTCCTCTCTAGTGTACTTATTAACATTACGGAGGATACCTTTGGCAAACTACAGACTTGTTTGTACCTCTATTTCCTCTAACTATTTTAAACCCTACAATATCATCTTTTTGTTCTTGTGTTAAATCTGACTCTTCTATAAGCAATCTAATTTGAGCTATATTTATTTTTACACCAATAGGAAATACAGCTCTGTTCCCCATTACCAGATTATCAATTCCACTGAATCCATCAGATTCAAAAATAGGAGAAACCAATACATCAGGAAATTTATGATGTCTTATCTTCTCTCCTGCTAATTCTCCCCATATTTCTTCATCACATGGGTAGGTTAGTTCAGATTCCCAGAATGCAAAATTACCATATTGATATGGTCCTTCATACCCCTCATCAGAACTATATCCAGCAGAGAAACCTAGATTAGTAGCAGTGTTATATATCTTCCAATAAGGTTCATATTCACTATCTGGATCAGCAGAGATAAAATCAGGATTATTTCTATATACCAATGGTAAACTAGATTCTAATTCATTTCTAACTCTACCAGGTATATGGAAATGCATCAGTTTGTTACCACTCTTTAATATAGGAACAAACTCAAATGGATATATTTCATCTCTCATATATCCTCTTAAGTTTGTTGCATTCACCTCATCAGCATAGTTCTCTGTAGGAGGTATTCTCCATGTTTGCCATTGAAGAGTTATCTTATTAGCAATCTTCTGATAACTGATTCTCTCATGAGAAGACACTCCTTTCCATATCAATACATCAGATGCTGTTGTAATATCATCAGCTCTATCATATACAGGGAACTTCTCAAATATATCATTAACTGTAAGTCTTATATTATCTACTTTCTGCCCTGTATAGATTATTTCCTGTAGATCATTAGTTATAGGAAATGTTCCTACCAACTCTACAGAGGTAATATCATTAACTGTTTTAATCACTGCAAGATTGAAATATCCAAATCTTCCAGATGTATCTATATGATCTATCTCAAGAGCAACAGATTTACCTACAGGATAATCAAAATTAACTGTAATTAGATTAGGATCAGCTATAGGAGTAGGATTAGTAACAGAATAGTAAGATGTATAGGGATTACCCAATGCATCTCCATACTGAATAGCAAACTGTACTGTTCCAGCTGTTTATACTACCTCCATTCATAATACCCTTAATACTTATTAAAGGTATTTCAAAATTAGGTTGTACAGACAATTGATTTACAATCTATTTCAGTGCTGTATATAGGATCACACACTTTAGTTCCTGAAGTAAGCTTATATGGAATATTGTCTATATCAAGATATCTTCTTCCATGTTGATCAGGCCAATATATTTCTGTAGAACAATTAGTAGTTCTATGACCATTTTAGGAATTGGTGTGTTTACATCAAATCCCAAGCATGGATCATTAATAAGAGTTTTATAAACACAGTCATGATTATCCATATACCCAATCTCACTATCATTAGTAGTTGGGTTAGCTAACATAAAGATATGTTTATTTCTCTCCTGTATATAATGAGTTCCTATAAGTATATAGTTCCTAGGGAATGTTAAACAGAATTCATTACCAGGTTCATTCTGATAATTAATACTATTAGAATCAAAATTCTCTAGAGCAGCATTAAGAGCATAGGATAGTGACCCCTTCTCAATCTGATCAGGGGTAGAATCCATATTAAGTCCAACTCTGCCTAATTATGTTGAAAATTACTGTTACCTTTTATCTTCTGCCATGATTATTCATTTCTGAAATATTTATTATAACCATCACGTCTTACCCTACTAGGTAATTCATACATATTGAGTCTATTCTTATCTTTTATAATCTTCTTTGCTTAGCATATACATCTTGTTTCTTGATTTCTATATCAGCCATTATATAAGCCTCATCAGCCAGCTGTTTATAGAGTATCATTTTCTGTTGCATCTGATTAAAAGTCTCATCAGTAATCTGATTAGTCAGCACTTCAAATACTTTGAATTTAATAAATGCTTCAACAAATTCACTGATACGAAAATTATCAGGAACCAATTGATTTCCCAGATCATCATAATCTATCTCATACATAACAAGAAACACTGTACCATCTCTGAAATTGGTAATAAATTTATTATCTCTAATATCAAAAGAATCTATAGAAGACGAACCAAGATTTCTGCAGTCCATAGAGCAATCTTTGTGGACTGATATATTACCTGGTTTAAGAAGATGGGTTTTGGTAACAGATCTTTGTATCTCATGAGTTGTTTTATATACATACTTGTACCATATTAGGAGGACAATCATTACAATCTGTAGGCAGAGTACCACAATCTATATTGGTACATGATCCTGGTTTGATCTGTAATTGTAGGTCCAATTTGTATAACTGTAGCACAATTAGTTTGTGAATAGAATGCATTTGGAGACTGATAAGGTCTTAAGGGCATCTCAGCACAAAGCCAAGCTTCTCTAACAGCATAGAAGTTATCTGGAAGACGTGCTTCAAAATCAAACACATCCAAGATAACAGGCACTATTTTATAAGAAGATCTTCCCAATCTTCTTAAACATTTGTCCAGATATACAGGAAATAGTAAATCATCTATTGCACCTGTATCAAAGTAGCTCTTAAGCTCCTCTTTAACCACAGAATAAATAGGTTCTGGACTGACGAAATTATATTTATAGTAGTAAGACATGATTGTTTTTATTTTACCAACTTCCATTCTTTATAGAGATGTTGGTACTTATTATCCTTATTTATGTATTCTGTTATTAGTCTTGAGCTGAATCTACATGCTTTAAAATACCATAAATCAGCATGCCTGAATGTAGCATTCTCTTTAAACCAATGCCACCCAAAGAAATAACCCTCTGTATGAAAATTAAAATTATATATTATTTTTCCTTTCTCTTTTGTTTTCTTCCAATCTATAGGAAGATTAATATAATCTGTACCATTATGACTAACAACTTTTCTTCTTTTCTTTTTAATAATGGCAAATTGACCTAATCCTTGAGGAAGCTTCTCTCTGTCACCAGTTTCTAGAAGATGTTCCTTATACAGGCCATTGAAAGAGTATATTACTTTCTTCCAAGTATCAAAAGGTACATTAATATTTGGATACTTCTTACAGAAGACATCATATGTCTCCTTACTAGTGGTTCTATAGTCATTAGCTACTCTCATGCTCCTTGTGGGGAATTAGTTGATTGTCCTTCTAATCCTTGATTAGCTATGTCTTGTTTAAGATTGAAGTAGTTTGTAGTAATTTCTGTGATGTTAATGAGAGCACCTGTGTTCTGAGGTATCCAGGAATTGAGAACTCTCTATCCAATGGATTTCTACAGTAAATCTTCATTAGTGAAATTAGTACCACAGCAACATTCTGGGTACAGAACATCACTGGGTACATCACTTTCAAACATAGCTACTAATCTTATTGTTTGTATATTAGGATTGGTTACATATAGGTAATCATTAGATATCCAAAAGTATTCCTCACTCTTGATTATACGTAGTTTTAATAGATTAAGATATCTATTAATGGATATTTCTTTTAATCTCTTTCCTTTACCACTCATTACATTAATAGAATAAACACCCTGAATAACATATTGGTAATTACCCTCTGCTATCTTAGGGACTTTGAGTTTAGTTCTTGCTATAGTGCAATGTTGCAACGTAATTACAACATTCTGATATGGGAACTTCAATCATTTCCATACATGATATTGTAGTGAATATAGAGTCAGTTGCCCATAACTTTCTTAGGTTAGTTTCACGCTTTACCAAGAGTAAAGTGTTGTTTCTAATCTCGGAAGAAATGGCTCTATCGGTTATAAAAGAGTCAGTAGATAATAGTTTATGAGTAGATCTAACATCACTCACAAGACTTCTTAATGTAGACATGGCATAATTATTAAAAATATCGTAAAGTTATAAAATAATTACCTCAATTAAAAAGAAAAACCCTTAGCTTTTACACTAAGGGTCTTTCCAAACAAGAATGAAGAAGATTATTGTTTTATAATTCTAATGAACTTTGTTCCACCATCAAAGGTAAACAGAGTGGTATATACACCAGTTGGATAATCTTGACCAAATGGTAACCCTTCATTACCAGGGATAATTGTTTGATCATCAATTTTTCTTCCTAGTAAATCATACACAGTCATACTCACATTATCAGTAGCATCACTACCAACATTGAATGTATTTGTAAAAGGATTTGGATAAACTTTAAAGTTATTTAGTTTTCCTTCTCCTTCTAAACCAGAATGATGAGATTTTCCTTTATCTTTTGAAGCACCAACACCACATCCTGCTGAAGGAGCTGTTGTGTTTGGAGATTTCTCAACATTACAGTGATTTACACCACCTTCATTATTGAATGCATCCAATTGAGCACCTAGAGCACCACATGTACCATTAGTAAATGCTGCATTAACAAGTGCAATCAACTCATCTGTAGTACGAACACCATAAGGTAAACCTTCACAAATGTTCAATAAAGCTGCTACAGATTGACGTGCTAAGTTATTACAACCACCACCACCTAAGTTAAGTGCTTGTTGTAATGTTAAGTTAGCATCAAGTGTTGAAGCAGAGAATACATCTTTATACAATGTACATGTTGAATAACAATTCCAAGCTTGAGTATGGTTTTTCCAGTATCCTAGAGTACAACCATTCAATTCACAACCAGAAGTTGTCCAAGTTACTGTACGAGTAACTTCTGCTGCTACATGTAGACAATTATCAGAACCATTCCATCTTCTTGTTTGAGAGAAGTGACAAGGTTCTGTTTCTATTACAGGATCAGTTGTTACTACTAGATTAGCACCACAAGCATCTGCTATTGTAGCAACACCTAATGCAGCTTCAATTTGTTCAGCTGTAGGATTTTCTCCTAAGTTAAGTGTACTACCTGTAGCTGTAATAACAGGAACATCAGTATCTATTGTATAATTAAATATTTGAGTACATCTTGCTTCACCATACATCCATTTGCAACAACGTACACTCTGGTTAGAGTTCTGTTACAACCATCAGCCACAATGTTTTCTTGAACATCAGTTGTGAAAGGACAAGCAGATGTAACATCAAGTACAGATGCTACAGGAATAATAGGATTACAACCTAATTGAGCACCTGGAGGACAGTTATTAATTACTGGAGGAGTAGCATCTGCTACACCAAATTGTGCAGCTATTTCTCTTTGATCAAAACATCTGTCTCTAACAATAGCACGAACAGTAACTACACCACCACAGAAATTAGGAATAACAGCAGGAAGAACTTCTATAGTTGGAGCACATCCACCACTTATGATTCTAAATCCTTGTACCCAAATATTGAAGGCAGCAACCACTTCAGCTTGATTTTGGTAGAAACAAGCAGCTTTGATATCATTATTAGGAGCTTCAAATTGCAAAGCAACAGCAGGTCTAATAATAAACTGTCTAGCTATAGGAATATTTACATTACATCTGTCTATGATACGTCCAGTGATATTAATTACACCATCACATAAATTAGGCAGAACATAAGGATCCAATTCTACTCTAGGAGCACAACCACCTTCAGCTCTAAATTCAGCTCTATAAGCATCAACAAGAGCTCTAAGTGCATCTGCATCTATAACATCACAAGCATTAATTTCTCTATTATTAGGAAGAAGTGCATTTACAACAGCAGGAGCAGTAACTATAAATGAAGCACTACAGTTATCAACTTGTTGACATTCATCTATTACACTATAGTTTATAGTAAGAGTTCCACCACATAAAAGAGCAGCACCTATCTCATTTCTAGTTTCAGTTACTACACCAGTACCACCAGTAAAACTAAATCCTGCTCTCCAAGCTGCAACAGCTGCATCAAGAGCTGCTTGATCTGCATAAAAACAAGAGTTATTTGTTACATCACCAGGGCATATAGCATTTACAGCAACTACCTGAGGGTTAACAAGATTAATATTTCCAGAGGTTGCAGTACATCCATCATCATCTGTAACAGTAACAGTATAGACACCAGCAGCTAGTCCTGAGAATAAACCAGTATCATTTGTTAAACCACCAGGATTCAATGTAAAGTGATAAGGAGGAAGACTAACAGTACCAATAGGGAAACCAAGATTAGTCAAAGCTGTAGCTTGAATAGAGCCTAAATCCTGAGCACATCTCTGAACAGAAGGAGTTCCAGTTACCTGAAGAACTTTAGCTATACCAGAAGAAGAGCAAGAGTTAGGATTAGGGTTAGCATCAAACTGCATAGTAACAGTTACAGAACCTGCATTAGGCCCCATAGTAACTAAAGCACTGTTAATGTTAGGAGTACCAGCATTAACCACTGTACTATAAGTAGTAGTACCAGATGCTACGAAGAATGCACCACCAGTACCATCTACAAGTGTCCATGTAATAGCTAAACCAGCACTAGAACCAATAGAAGTGGTAGTCCACAATAGATTATCTCCAGCACACACAAACTGAGCAGGCTGTAGAGTTACAGGATTAAGTGTTCTTGAATCAAGACACACTTGAGCTGACAAATTATTCGTAGTAAATAATGCTACGAAAGACATAAATAGTAGAGTCACTTTGAGTCTACAGGGTAATAATTTTTCCATGATAAATAAAATTAAATTAAGAATTAAAAAAGTTTTGGGTAAAAAAAAATTTCTGATCAGACTGATTAGAAATTATACATATAGGGGTTAACCATCAAAAGGTACTGATTGTGCACATTTCACAATTGTACTAAGTACTAGGGTAATGCAATCTTTTTTCATATAAAATGGTTTAGAATTATGTTGTAAAGATAATCATTTTAATTACATAGCACAAAAAAAACCCTTCAACTTAAAAAAATAATTGAAGGGTTACAGGATAAGAAACCAATTAAAATTATCCTATTGAGTACATACGTAAGTATCAGTAACAGTACCATTATCATCTATTCTGACAACTATAGCACTCTCCTCTGGGGGATCTAATGCAGGAATCAACTTAAAATAAAGATTACCACCTACATAAGGGAAGAGCATAGTGTCATCATCATACATAATACTTCCTAATGCAGGCATCTGTTCATTACACCATAGTGCTATTATATAAGCCATATCAGGACATACAGCTGCTGCTGTAGTAGAACTATTGGTAACATAGAATTCATATGGACCAGGGATTATACTAATAGGAATATCAACCGAGTTTAGACATATTCCTTTAGACCGCAATCTAAGGATAGTAGCATAATCAGGTACTATACTAGAAGTATAACCAGATACAAGAGCACTTCTGGATACATTAGACTCAAATGGAACATTAAATCCATCTATATCAGAGTATATATCAAATGGTCCAGTTTCTGTATCAGCTATGGTTAATGTTATATCTACTTTCATGATTATATTATTATTGTCCAGGACAATTTACATAAACAGTAATCCATTCAAAACAAGAAGGATAAATATCCCTATCTACAGGATGTTGGAAAACATTAGCAGTACCTGCTACTTTAATACTACTTATTAATGTATATGGGAATCCATCATCACCTGTAAAGGTTGCTGTAGGTCCATAACCATCAAGACCAGGAAGATTAACCAATCTTTCTGTGTTATTAGGAGGATTACAACAAGAAGCAGATACCCTATATAGAGTAGGAAATACTGTAGTAGTTGTAGTAGTTGTACCTGCTATAGTAGTACTAGTAGTGGTAGAAACTAATATAGTAGTTGATGTAGTGGTAGTAGGAGCTATAGTGGTTGTAGTGATTGTAGAAGGTACTGTAACATCAACATAATTATTGCATACACCAAAAGATTTAATTCTTACTATAGTAGAACCATTAGGTAGCTTATCAGTTACATAACCAGCTATCAATTGAGATCTAGTTAGGTTTGATGCAAATGCACCTATATAACCATCTATATTAGAATATAAATAAAATGGGCCTGTATCAGGACCTGCAGTTGTTAATCTTATTACAGCATTCATTTCAACAATCTCTAAGATTTAAAAAATTCTCTATTTGAGAATCATTCAGGATACTTGCAGAACAATGTCCTCCATTCTCCCAATCAGTTACAAACAATAAGTCTAGATAGTAGGCTAACAAATATCCTGCAGGAGATAATGTAGCTTCTGCAAGCTTCTTACCAAACACAGAAGACATAGTCTCTCCAAACCTTCCAAACTTATATCCTCCAACAGATAAAGTACAATTCCAAAATTCAGAAAACATATAATTACCAAAGACATCTATCATATAGGACTTTATGAATAACCGTTCATTGGTAAGTTCATACCATTTACCCCTTATTATCTTATAGAATAATTTAAAAAAAGTATCAATGATATAAACTCCCATGAACAGAAATAGACCTAAGAATGATATCAAAAAGCCCATTATACACCTCTCCTCCTATCTCATAATTGTAGTTGTTGTAGTAGTTGTAAGATGATGCTCTTTACAATAACTGTGACACTTGTGAGTAGTACTAGTAGTAGTAGTAATACGTGGATCCACAATAGCAGTAGTACTAGTTGTAGTAATACGAGGATCTACAATAACAGTAGTAGAAGTACTAGTGACATGTGGATCTACAATATTAGTAGTACTAGTAGTTGTAATACGTGGATCAACATACACAGTAGTAGTACTTGTAGTTGTACTAGCTTTAGTAGTGCTACTAGTTGTACTCTGATTAGCATTAGTTGTGCTACTAGTAGTAGTTACATTAGGATCTACAATAACAGTTGTACTGGTACTAGTAGTTTGACCAAATATAGTAGTAGTACTAGTAGTAGTCCCAAGTACAGTAGTAGAACTAGTAGTAGTGTTACCACCACCTGTAGTAGAACTAGTAGTAGTAGTATTCCCAACTTGTGTTGTACTACTTGTAGTAGTTTGTCCTAAAAGAGTAGTTGTACTAGTTGTAGTTTGACCAAACAAAGTGGTTGTAGTACTAGTAGTCTGACCTAATACAGTAGTTGTACTGGAGGTAGTAGGAACCATAGATGTAGTGGTTGTAGTAGTATCATCAGAAATCACTTCCCAATCATCTGCTTCAGAACCATACAAAAGCTCATCCTGAACTAATTGTAACATAAACTCACTTAAGAAATTCTCAAACTGATCTGTGAAACTTTCATCACTTTGAATATCTATACCTACATCCTTAACCTTAGCATCATAAGCTCCAGGATTATAGTAGACAACATTATTCTTAATGATTTCTTTAGTTTCAAACTCCATCATAACTGGATTTCCATCCTCATCAATCTCACCAGTTGGTATCTCTATAATAGTGATTGCATAATCAACTACATTTATAATATACGTCTGGCCTTGTGGGATATAGTTCCATCCAGTCACCTGGATTTCCACTATACCCGTTCTCTCATCTCTTGCATCAAATTCAAGAGCTACTTTTGATCTTACCCCTACCATTTTGGTAATTAATTAAAGATTAGTAATAAAATACAAATATATGACATCTTTTACACCTATAAAAATATATGTTAAAACTATAAGCTTTATATACCACCATCAGTGATTACCCAGTTATTTGGTGCTCCTGTTAATATAGCCCTACCAGCACTTGAAGCTGATGTATATTTAGCTGATCCAAAAGTAATTGTTATTCCTGGTTTAACAGGTCTTGAACTCCATCCATTATATATAGCATCTAAGTTAGACGCTGAGAAACCTGATACAGGTTTATTTTGCATAAATAAATTAAAGTCTGTGACATTTGATACATCCCAAGATCCTATATCTTGATTGAAACCTGCAGCAGTATTTCCAAACATATCATTCATATTAGTAACACTAGAAGTATTCCAAATACCAATAGGTTGATTAAAAGTCTGAACACTTCTAAACATACCACTCATATTAGTAACTTTACTTGTATCCCAACTAGATATATCCTGGTTAAAAGCATTATTAAATACCACGCCAGTTCCAAACATAGAAGCCATTGTAACTGCATTAGTAGTATTTATTATCCAAGGCATTACTCCTGAAACTGCAGGAGCTAACCCATTATTGAAACTTATAGCTGCACTGAACATACTATTAAAATTAGTCACTTTTGAGACATCCCAAGTATTCATTGGTTGATTATAAACTCTACAATTATAAAACAATGAACCCATATCAGTTACAGTACTTGTATTCCAAGAATTAAGATTTTGATTAAAGGCATTGTTAACAAGAGAAGGATTACCAAACATTGAGTTCATACTACAAGGAGTTGTACTATTAACAGTCCAAGTCATATCTCCTGAAACTCCTGCTGCAAGTCCATTATTGAATGAAGTAGTTCCACTAAACATTGAATTATAGTTTGTAACCTTGCCAGTATTCCAACTATTCATTGGCTGATTGTAAACTCTACAATTTATGAACATACTCGCCATATTAGTAACTTGACTTACATCCCACGAATCTATGTTTTGATTGAAACCATTATTATTAGGTGTGAACCCAAACATATTACCCATATTCACAGGAGATGATGTATTGATAGTCCAAGTCATGTTGCCTGAAACTCCAGGGGCTAATCCATTATTGAATTGAGTAGATGCAAACATCATAGAGAAGTTTGTGCAGTTAATCGGAGTCCAACTGTTCAAATTCTGATTAAATGGAGTAGTATAGAACATACTCGCCATAGTTGAAACAGTACTTACATTCCAAGAGTTTATTGGCTGGTTAAACGCAGTAACATAGAACATGGAAGACATAATAACTGGTGCAGTTGTATTAATCTGCCAATTGTTGATACTTGGACTTCCACCATTATTGAAAACTTGATTATTTTGGAACATATTATTAAAAGTAGTCACTTTACTTACATCCCAAGAACCTATATTTTGGTTGAATGAAGTAGTGGCAGCAAACATAGTATCCATATTTGTAACTTTGGAAGTATTCCAATTTAACGTTCCTGGTACAGCTGGAGCCAATCCATTATTAAATTTATTTGCACTAGAAAATGTACTTGCTAAAGAAGTTACATTTATTGTATTCCAATTACTTACATCCTGATTAAATGAAGTAGCTGAACTAAACATAGATGCTAAAGTGGTTGCATTAGAAGTATTAAAACTCATTGTTCCACCAACTCCTGAAGCTAAACCATTATTGAAGGCTGCAGTACTTTGAAACATAGAAGTAAAGTTGGTAACGTTAGATGTATTTAATCCATTAAGATTTTGATTGAATAAATAAGCTTGATAGAACATAAACTGCATATTTGTAACTAAAGAAGTATCCCATTCATTAATTCTATTTACAGTTACTAGTTTTCCACATTGATTAAAAAGACCATTAAAATTCGTTGTTCCCCTTAAATCAAGAATATCAGAAACAGAATCTAATGTAAGGTTTCCACAACCTTGGAAATAGTTTCCTAAATTACCTAATTTTAAAATACCCCATTTTTCAATAGATAAGATCTTTAATCTATCTCCAATATTAGCAAATTGAAATCCTATACAAGTACCTTTAATCTTAATATTATAAGTTCCTGCTACTGCATAAGTATGTGTTACCTCTGCTTGGTTATAAACAGTGATAAGACTTGAAGTATTATCCCCCCAATCAACGAACATATTATAAATTCCTGATGCTATAAGAGGTAATTTAATTTGTGTTGCAGTAGATGAACCAGTAGAGGTATTATTAGTATTCCAAGTAGATTCAAAAAATGGTACAGTAATTACTGTTCCTGCATTAGTAGTTTTTGTAACAGCTTGTGCATCACTAAAAGTTTCTTTATATAACTCTATCTTATCTGTTGTAAATACACTTCCTCCATTATTTAAGACTAAATATCTATAATCAAATACAGGTATACTTCTATTAGACCAAACATTTACTCCATTTATATAGAAGTTAGCAATACCTATAGCATATGTAATAAGGAACTTATTAAATCCACTTCTTACATTACTATCAACTAAGATACTCCTTGTATTTGCTACGCTGTATACAGGAACTACAGCATTAATCCAACCAATCTGATTGGTATTTAAAGCTGTGGTAGTATCTGACAAGCAAAATGATGGACTCGTTGATTGTGCATCTAATAATGTTCCCTCCCAATATAAAGTAAAGTTATCTTTATTCAATAAGTTATTATTCCACAAATCAACAAAAGAAGTTTCTCCGTTTCTTGTTACTGTTGCTGTTGTAGTAGGAATGTATGTTGTGGCTCTTAAACCAGATTCCATTTGTGCTCCCCAAAGAACTATATAAGAAACTCCATCTCCTAGATATGTTGGCTCAGCAAAACCACTATATGTAGGTATTGCAGTATTTGACATCTCAGCTCTAAAATAACTTGTACCACTAAATTGTATTGTTGCAGTAATGCTAAGTCTCCAATAGGAATCTTTATCAATTACATTATAAGTATTATTTATAATGGGAGAACCTGCTGGATTTTGAAGTTTAGTATCTGCTACTAATCCAGTTTGTAAATCAAAATTTACTCCCCATGCAGTACTTCCACCTGTATTAGTCAAAAACAATAATTGCAAATACCTCCTTGTATTTAAAACTCCAGTATATTTTTTAACATAAATACTCCACGTATAGGTATTTCCACTTACACTTGCAAAACTACTACCTACCATGTGATTAGCATTGGTACTTCCCTCTATTATTCTATCTGCTGTATTAACTCCACTGGGAGCTATATCTAAATCAGTACCTATTGTAACTTGACCTTTAGACCATGATACATTGAAATTCTCACTTTGTAAAGCTAAATTAGTTGCTTGTGGCTCAATCAATAAACTAGGCTTTGTTAAATCTAAAGAGTAATCTATCCTAGGTACCGCTAATCTGTTGGTTGTTTTTAGATATGGTCTTGGCGTTGAGCCTTGTTCAACTTGAGCACCCCATGCGTATATTCCATCTACTCCATTACCTAAATATGTTGGACTGCCCGCTAATGCAGGGCCTATTAAGAATCCAAAGCCATTATTTGAATTATAACTTTTGCTTAATAAATACCAACCGTTACCTACGTCTGTTACAGACACTCCAGGACTACCATTAACATATGTTCCGTTTGTTAAATCAATAACAGTACTTTGCTGAAAAGAAAGTGATTGATTAGACACTTGAAAATACCCTTGTGTTCTGCCTGCTGCTTTCATGTAGACTGAGAAAGTAAATGTGGTATTGATACTTGAAAATCCTGTAGTAAACACTTGATATAATTGATGGCTTGCATTTGTATTACTTTCTACTATTTTATCTGCGGTTAAAGCACCGTTAGGTGCAAGGATTTGATTAGCAGATACAGTTGTATTAAACAGTGTCCAAGGCCCAACATTTAAAGTTTCACTTTGAGATATATAGTTATAGCAACTATCCTCAATTACCCCTAGTTTATTTGTAGCTGTTGAAGTCGTTGCTCTTGTGAATTGAAAGTCTATTATATCATCTGTTGTTCTTTGGTAGGTTGTGGCTGTTGAGCCTTTCTCAAGTTGAGCACCATAAATATAAAATCCTGAAGTTCCATCTCCTGCTACAGTAGGAAACAAATATATTGCAGGATTTAAAATTAAATTGGTAGTTCCTATAAATTTAGCTGTTAATATTATTCTATACCATCCATTATTTGCATTTACAATTGTAGCTGAAACATTTGTAAAATCTGATGAACTTGTCGGAGGTGTTGTTATTAATCCTGTATTTAAATCAACTACTACTGCAACTGCTTGATTAATATCATTTACCCTTAATTGAATTGAATTTCTTTCCCCTGCTTTTGCATAAACAGAAAATGTAAAAAAATTACCACTTGCAAAACTATAATTTGTTGACGATAGTATATGTTGTTGAAGAGTAGTATTCTCTATTAATTTAGAAGCTGTTGTTAAGCCATTAATAGGATTAGCAATTACATTTGAACTTATGATAACTGATTGTTTTCCCCAATTCGCATTACCAAAATCCTCACTAAATTTAATGAAGTTATTCAACTGTGGATAAACAGAATAGTTTTTACCTTCTCCATAGCTTGATGGATTGTAAACAAATGAAGCTCCTTGACCTATTGTATTTATTGGTGTTCTCTGATATGTAGTTGCTACTAAACCTTGTTCTAATTGCATTCCCCATACATATATACCACTTACACCATCACCTAAATATGAACCATTTTGTTTAGCATAATTATATATTATTCCCGTTATTGCACTAGCACCAATATATCTAAAAGTTACAATACACCTAAACCAACCATCACCAGCATCTACTGTTGTCCAAGTTAAATTTGTAAAAAATGCATTATTTGCAGAACCTGAGGCAGCACCAGTTGATAAGTTAAAAGTGCCTACAACAAAACCTGATGCATTATCACTAAGTCCTATAGCAATTGATGTATATTCAGCAGCTTTAGAATATACACTATATGTATAATCTATATTTTTTGGAGCAACAGAAGTAAAACTTCGACTAAAAACATGGTCAGTAGATGCAGCAGTAGTAACTATTTTATCAGCATTAATAGCCCCATTTATAGGATTCGCAATAGCATCTACAATTGTTGTTATACCATTTCTATTCCAATAAGTATTATCTACTTCTTCAGTATATAATGCTAGATTATATGGTGAAACAGGAATATTACCTTGCTTCAGTATATCTCTTCCTAATCCTATAGAACTATTTCTTATTCTATCAACAGCAATAAAACGATCAACAGTAACACCTCCGTTAAGAGATGTTCTGTTTCTAAGTCTTTTAGTATAGATATTACTAGTACTAATACTTCTAAGTGTCTTTTTAAAGCTTCTCATGTTAATAAGCTGAGAGTTGACCTGTTAATTGATATTTTTCAGTGTCCACCCAAGTTATAAATACTCTTGTATTAACCTCTTCGTGTTTAGGCTGCTCGTATGAGGTATAGAGTAAAGTTGTTCCTGATACCACATAAGACACTTGACCTTCTCCATACTGAAATACTTCATACTCTTTATTAGAGGCTAGTCCTGAAGGTATAGTGATTACTACAGGAGATGTATTGGTGGTATATAGGATAAAGTTTTCATCACCTGCAACAATTGTATAGGTAACACCTGTAATATTTTTTCTAGGTTTTAAATCAATACTAGCTTTGGAATCCAATCTTGCTTTTAAATCAAGCTGATCATCTATACTACCCACAATAGTTCCCCAAGTAGTAGGTCCTGCTGTAGAACTTCCTCCACCACCTCCTGCACCAGTAGGATAGTATTGTGCTAATGAACTTGATATGTCTGTACAGGAAGCTGTTATAGCCATTCTACCTACCTCTGCAAATGTTCCTTCAGGAAGAATATCTGTAAATTTTGCTTGTAATATATTGTTTTGAGCAGCAATTAAGTTTGCATATAGTTGTTCTCCATATTGCCAAACAAAGTTACCCCTCACAGTGAAGAGAAGTCTTTGTACTGTTGCTTGATTGGGGTTACCAGGAATTGGTATTAGAGCTGCTCCATCATAATATTGAGTAGGATCCATTGTTGTAACTACAGCAGGAGGAACAACAGTTAGTTTGTTTCCTGGATGTAATCTTGTAAAAGAAGTTAGAGCAGAAGCTGCTATAAGCTGAATATCATTATTGCTTGTTCCCCATGCTACAGATATACCTATTAACTTTCCTGCAGTATTACTATGACTTAGGGTACCAGGAATAGCAGCTATACTTGTAAAAACTTTTATACCAGTAGAAGATGTATCCAGATTACTATAAGCTGCTACATCAGGTATGGTAATAGTTGTTCTGTCAGCATCTATAAAACTTGTAACTCCTGCATCATATTTTACTAAAACAATCCCTAACTGAGATACAGAAGGAGATTGTATAAATTGAGTGTCAGAGAACAAAATAGAATCATCTGACATTCTATATCCTACAAACTTAATAGCAGTTCCTGTTCCTGTTAATCCTATGGCAGATAATGGAATATTTCTGGTAGTTATATTTACTACAGCACTAGAAGGAGCAAAAGGAGGAGTTTTAAATACTTGACTAAAAGCAATACCATATGCAGAAGCACTAATACCTAATGTGTTATCATCAACTCTAGAAAGTCTGAATGTATCTGTGGTATCTAAGAATCCTGTAGCTACTACTGCTCTAGCTATATTATTTGATTGTTGATTAACAGCATCTACAGTAGGAACAACTCTACCTGTACCATCAACAGCCATACTATTTTGAAGAGTAGTTACACTACCATTAGCTAATAATATTTGATTAGATGTACCACTTGGTATTTTATAACCAGTTGCTAATACAGAACCATTAACCTGCAGTACATCAACTCCATTATCTGTAAGAGTATTAATTAAAAAACATCCTGTTGACTTCTTAATAGTCGCTCTAACTGAACCATTAGTAACAAAATGCAAATCCACCGAGTTACTTCCAGTACCAAACACTAACGACTTACCAGGCTTGTCTTGTAATATTAAACCGTGATTTCCTGCTCCTATTCCGAAAAGATTAGTAGTTGTAGCTGGCTGCCCTAAGTATAAATCAACAGAAGATCCACCTATATTTATATAATGATAATAAGTAGCTGTTCCATCACCAACTTGCAAGGCATTACCTGATGTTGCTGTTACACCAATACCTAATTGCCCATTTATTCTAGTGTTGCCTGTAACCTGTAACTATTAACCCCATCATTAAAAGTTGTTCCTATAGTTACATTTCCGCCTAACCAAGTTTGTATTGTAGAAACTGTTACCTAAAACTGTTGTATAAGAACCAAGACCTCTTCCATTTTGTCCTATAATTATTTCACTGTTGGATGCGTTATTTAATGGTCTAATGCCTTGACCTAAGAACACTGAATTACTACAATCTGTTAAAGGTGCGCCAGAAGAACTTACAAAACTCCCCGACTCAGAACCAACCATAACATTTGAACCAGTACCTGCACTTACAGCGTAACCTGCAATACAACCAATCATTGTGTTAGCTGGAGATGTGCTACTACTTCCACTAGAACGCCCTATATTGGTATTTGCACCTGAAATAGAATTGGAAGCTCCTGCACCTTCTCCTATATTAGTGTTATCTGAACCTGTAGTTATGTTACCGCCTGCTCCTCTACCTATATTAGTATTTCTTAAACCTGTAGTTATTGAAGCTCCTGTGACCTCCCCTAATATAGTATTTCCAAACAAACTTCCATTCCTCTACCAATCCTTACTCCACCAATATATGAATCACCTGATATATAAAATGCACCTGTTTGCTGAACAGCAGTCTGGTTAAGAATAGCTCCTGATGCAGCTCCTGTTCCTGATGTTAATACCTCAACCCAAGGAGTCCAAGTCGTAGTCGCTCCATCTCTAACTCTTGAATATATTTTATTTACTGTTCCGTAAGCTATACATGTCGCGGTTTGGTGTACGTAACCACCAAAGCTCTCAATTGTTATGGTATAATAAGGACCATTAAATAGGAGAATTAACTAAAGCTGTCCGGAATAAAACCCAGCCTCTAAAACAGTGTTCAAGTCGCTGCCGTCTGTAATTCTCTGCCCGTAGCCGTATCTTAACCCATCCGTAAATCTAGCTGATCCGTTAACTTGCAATTTATCAACTCCGTTGTTAACAGCATTATTGATTAAGACATTACCAACATTCAATCTTATACTCCTACCAGAACCAGTTATTAAATACAAATCTCCATTAGGAGTCTTTAAACCAAAATCATCTCAGCGCCACCAAGATCAACACTTCCATTCATAGAACCGAAGTAAGCTATGTCAGCTGTATTAGTATAGTTCTTCCATACTCCGTAGTTAAGCTGAGAAGTTCCACCACTAAGGTTTATTATACCACCTCCAGGAGTTGGAGCTATAGGTCTGATAACAACTGAACCTTTGCTATCTATCTTAACACCATTTATATTAATAGTTCTAAGGATTCCAGTTCCTCCAGCCTCAGATGTTATATTAAAAAGATTAGAGCCAGTTGTGAAAATTCTTAGTCTTTCATAATTAGTACCCTGGTCAACAGTAGTGTATAAAGCAATACCATTTGCAGCAGCTGTTGAAGGTAAAGTTAGTGGATGTGTCGCTGCACCACCTTTTAAACTCACCCCAAGAGTATTCATGGTAAATCCAACATTACCTGAATTCCAGTTAAAAAATACATTTCCACTGGAATCCTGATAGATCTCAGGCCCATCAGAGAAACTAGGACGATTTAATTTCAATACACCTATCTTAGTTGTACCACCAATAGTCAACACTGACCAAGCAGCTCCATAATCTTTAGGAGTAGCATTATTGATACCTATATTTCCATTAGCATCCTGATATATTGCACTATTCACAAGATCTCCATTAGCATCCCATCTTGGAATATAGTTAGGTGTACCTGCTCCTGATACCGCTGTAGAAGATAATTGTTTCCAAGGAGTCCAAGTACCTCCCAATTTAGTTCTGGTAAACACTATATTTTGAGCAATACCATTACCTAAAGACGTAGCTACTTGATGCACATAATTAGAATCTCCGTACCCATTCTCAACAGTCAGATAGAAATCTCCTGTACCTGGAGTATTTGGTGCTCCACCATATACTGTGTAAAATCCAGCAACAATTACTGTATTTAAATCAGTTGATCCAGATAGCACACCTCTAGTATATTTCAATCCACCTGTAAATAAACCTGAACCATTGACAGCAAATTTATCAGATTGGTTAGTTGTCCCAAAACCAATACCTACATTTCCATTTGTGAAAAAAGCTGCTAAAGGATTTTGATAATCAGCTCCAATATAATGATATTGTGGTATGTGATAATTCCCCATAACCCCAAAACCTCCAATTGCTGCTGTATCCGTGGTATTTCTAACAAATGTACCCATTGCCCACCCACCATCAGGAGCAATGATATTTACAGTTCCTGTTGTTGAGTCTAATTTTATAGGTCTTATGCCAAAGAACTTAGCTGTACCATTAACTTGAAGTTTATCAGCTCCATTATCTATTGTGGTATTTAATAGTAAGTTACCCGTAATAGTAGCAATCCTTAATTTTTCAGAACCGTTAGTAAAGAACTTTTGACCAATACCAGGATTTGCTTGGTATGAAAAATAATTATCGTTATCAATATAAGCTGTTAAATTACCAACACCTGGTTTATTATAAATAATCCCTGCTGAAAATGCTGAGTTTCCATTAAGTGTTATCCATTTAACACCACCACCTCCTGCTATAGGTGCATTAGTTGAAATACCTATATTTCCAATAGAGTCTTCATAGATCCCAGAATCACCTATAGAGTTTGGACTAATCCACTTAGTGATATAATTAGTAGTACCTGTTCCTATAACAGATTCCTCTGAGTATATAGGAATATTCAATACATTATCTATTAATGTAGAGGGGCCACTAGTTCCTAGGGTAGTGAGAGTGATTGTACTGGATGGAATACTGCAAATTGCCTTATCTAATTTCTTAATAATATCAGTAAGGTTATCCTTTGTAGCTATAGCAGTGCATGTAAGATCTGGACCTGTATAAATTACATTATCAGATTTAACCATATTACAGTTATTATTCAGATCTATGCAAACAGGACCTCTAGTCATGACATTATGGAATAAACATTATATAATTTACCCCTTTAGAAGGTTGTACGTTCTCATGACCTATTCCTCCTCCAGCATCATTTACAGCAACAGAAACAGTAATATTAGCTTGAGAAGATGCTGTAGTTCTTGTTTCATACAAATTTGCAGCAGATACATTCTCATTATTAGCAAAATCAGCTCTTTTTTCTTCCAGTCTGATTTGATAATTATGAGTATGACCAGGATCTATTACAGTTGCAGTAGCACCATGACTATGAGGAGGTAATTGTTCAGGTGTTAATACAACCACATTTTTTCCCTGAATAGGACCATTTAATGTATAAGTTGGATTCCCAGCTATACCAGGATCTGTAGCAGGTGGATAAGTTCCACCTCCTGCCATATTAGTAACACCAACAAGAGTAATACCTCTTAAGTCAGGAGTTCCATGTTGACCATTACATAGATATACTTTATCCCAATCACCTATACCTGCACCTGTAGCATCAAACTTGCCTGCAAGATCACCAAAATAAGCTATAGCAGCATATGCAAGCATCTTACTATTTACTAAATTAGTAGTTGGAACATCATCTATATAATCCTGAATAAGACCATCAAGCTCATCCTTTCTAACATATGTTGCAGGTATACTAAGTTCTAGAGCATCAAGTTCAGTTTTTACATTACATAGTTCTTCTATAATAGCTTGAACCACTTCATGTGTATCTGATGTTCCATCTACCCCAACTAAACAGTCTACTACATAACTAGCATTTAATTCATTAAGTTCACCTTCAATACTTAATATACTTGAATCAATCTCACATATTGATCTTATTAATGCAGAGATAACATGATTAAGAGTTATATCTCCTGATGCAGGTAGATAGGAACTGATAATAGTACATAATTCAGCACCATTAATAACAGGAATTACTCCATCTCCAGTTATAATATCTTGTATCTTACTGATAAGTATTTCTTCTATAAGGTTTAATGGATCTCCAGTATCTATACCTAATGATGGTATACTTACTCCAGTGTACTTGACACACTTATCAGATGTTGGTTCTACACACCCATTAAAACAATTTGAGCAATTTTTCATCTCACCTATGTATTAAAAATTTAACTCTACTAATTATACAGAATATACTAAAGCCACAAGCATATTCAGCATTAACAGACTTAGCTACTAAGATTCTCCTATAACGTAGGAGAGTTAGCATAGTCTGCATATCTATACTCTTATTCAAAGACAATATTATATTGTTATATAGCCTCTTGCTTATTTCAAACAATTTACAGTCTATAGAAGCAATAGTCTCTTCAATATCAGTACAGTTATCACAATATGTTATATTAGACAACATCTCATTTAGGTTTAGGGTTAGATATACAACTAGGACATAGCCCATTAACAAGTTGACATCCACATCCAACATAAGCTCCACATCCAGAACAATAGGCTTTCATAATCTTAGAAATAATTATTACCAGTACATCCACAATCAGTATGAATCATTCTTTCCAGCATACAATGAGCTTTATTGTATAATTCATAAGCTTCATTAAAAGCACATTTATTAGCAGCTACCTGAGCTCCATGTATCAATATTTCAATACTTTCTAACTCAACTTTAGCCTGCTTCTTGATAGCCATATCACATTCCATCATATCCAACTTCATAAATGCACTATCAAATTTCTCCATTAATACATCTACTCTCATAAAATTGATAGTAACAAAGTTAGTATCTGAAGGAGTAATAGAGTATGTAATTTGGTATACACCATCTGGAAGAGGGTTATGCACATCATCTTCTGACAATTCTAATAAGTCTGAAGTAATAAAGTTATTACTCCCCACTTTAAAAATTGTATAAGCAGGAAGAAACCCTGGTGGACTAATCTTTAAAGTAGGATTATCTACCACTGGAGGATCATCTGGATATGTAGAAGCATCAGCAACATTCATGACTCTTATATCATGGGTATCCAGGATTACTATTTTTAGATTTAAACTAGCCATATTGCTTTAAATAAAAATGTCAGAGGACAGAGAAATCCTCTCATACCTCTGACATAGGGTTAAACAACCTTTATACTAAATTATGGGAATAAAGTAGATGTAGTTGTTGTAGTTGTTCCAGCAACAGTAGTTGTAGAAGTTGTTGTAAGACAAACATTTTCTACAGCAGGAGTTCCTAATGCAGCAGCCAAAATAGCATCAAGAGCAGCAGCTTCAGCAGAACCTTTAACAGCAGCAATAATTACCATCTCATCTGTTGGTATAAAATCACCCCATTGGTATTCTCCTTTGAAGTACTCATTGAATTTAATATAGTATGTATCATAAACTGCTGGAACAGCAGCAACTGTATCAACTACATATGATTCATAGTTTTGGTTATACCCCATCATTCTGTATAAATGCTTAAGGTATCCTGCCTGATAGCTGTAGTAGTTCTTTTCTAACTGTCTAATTTCCTCAGGGGTACCTGTAGCATAAGAAGCTCTTTGTACAACTGCAGCATTTGCTACTATATTACAAGCATCTGCCACAATATAGTCTGCTGTTGTAGCAGGACCTTCATACACAAAGGTTCTGAACCACATTCTGTCATACTCAAAAGGAAATGCTGCAATATCACAAGGAACACCATATTTTGTCAAAGGTTTTCCAGTGATACGAAGAATAGCACCAGCACCTGTACCTACTCTTTGGAAATCAAAGAAATTAGTAAGAATCATATTATCTGGATTGTTACCAGGAGCTGCTTGTTTAAACTTAGCAATAAGCTGATCAATTAAAGCAGGAACATCCACGTTAACACAAGGATCAGCACCACATTGACAACAAGGAGCTTGTACTGTAGCTGATCTAGTTAATCCATTAAAATAAAGAGTGTCTAAGTAACTAGAGTGAGCTCTAAGAGTCACTGTAACTACATCACCACATTGAACATTAAATCCTGATACATCAGTGATTTGTACTACAGGAGTTCCACAACCAATAACCTTATACCACTCAGTAACATTACCTAAGTGACAATTGGTCATTCCTGTTACACATCCTTTAATTTTGTCAGAACGCTTGCTTCCTTGCAAGTATGTGTTCTGTCTTCCTTGGGCTACATAGAAATAAGGAACTGCTGCCATATCACCTGCTGCTAATGCAGAATATGCGACATTAGCCTTAGTTCCAAAAACACCTACTTGCCCTGCTGCCAAGTCTTGTGTACTACCAGCAGTAGCTATTGTTGAGCCACTGGGCACCACGAAGAGCGTGGTTAAAGAGAAATCTGCCATTTTGTTTATAATTAATTGTTATTATTCATTCGTTTGTATTCTCATCTGAGAAGTCTGTATGGCAGATTGATTTTCTGTATACATTGCTAAATTCTGAACTGTTAAGTCCAATAATTCATCTTCTAAGAATAATTCTAATTCACAGTCTACATCTTTCGATTCTGTTCCATCAAATTTTATATATCCAACCTTATCTACCTGTATGGGATATCTTACATACATTATGTAAATATGCTTAGGTTCAAAGGTACCATCCGTAAAGATACTGATTTCATCTGAAGAAATAAAATTAAAGGTTTCCTGATACTCAAAAGATGGTCTAAAATGCTCATTATTGAGCAAGAATTGTAAATCACCATGCTTTGCAAGCTCTTTATTAATCCATATAATTCTATCTTTACATCTTCCCTTATCAGCTAATACATAACTATCTGCATAGAACATATAATCAGGTTTCAACTCATCTAGTTTAGCTGTATATTCATGGATAGTTTCATTCTTAAGAACCAGGGGAAGTTTACCCTCATCAAATTCAATGATAAGACTCTGTAGATCCTCATACCGCTTCTTAAAAGAATCAAACCCTAATCCACTAACAACACTAATACCATCCATCTTTTGTTTAATCAACTTAATCTGAGCTTCATTAAGAGCTAAGATCTTATCCTCTAGGGGTATTTGTTGATGGTTATTAGTTGCTACCTTATTTAACCTTTGATCAATTTTATATAACAGACTATCAATTGGTATCATTACTTTGCAATTATATAGCAGCTAGTTTTTTTGTTTTCAGTTTCTGTTCTAATACTATTAGATCTTCCTGATTACTTTCATCTGCCAAGTGTTTCACTAATTCATCTTCATCTATAGCTAATTCAAATTCTCCCTCATATACTTTACCACTTGATTTCACTCGGTATATGGAATGTGCAATAGCTTGCTTTACCAAATCTTTGATATGGAGAAGATTTTCTTGCATGTCTGCAAATCTGTTAAACACTTCAACAGGATTCAATCCTGCATATTTACCTTTATCAAATTCAGACTTCTTAAGAAGATTATCTATCTGGTTATAAACCATCTCTTCCTGAGAATCATCAGTTACAGGTAATCCTAATAACCTAGCCACTTTACGTTTTTTCTCTATTGTCATAGAATCAAACTTAACAATAGCTTTGTTGATAAGAGTTTTCTTTTTGTAAAGAATTTGATTTTCAATTTCTTCATCAGCTACATAAAACTGTGTGTCAGCAGGATATTCTCCTCTTTCCCAAGCCTGATAACTGGAAGCTATTGTTGGATGTACTCTTAACCATAAAAAGGTAATTTCCTGAAATGGAACAGAAAAATCAAACAAATTATCTCCATCCATTAATTTAACTGGTTGAACATGTGTTTGATCATTCATAGAAGTAGCTAAACCATAATTCCAGAATGCAGAGCGTGGTCCTAAATCTATATCTCCTAATTCATATTCCAATCTTTTTCTAGCCTCTGTAACTTTCTCAATCTCCAATTGTCTTTCAACAGGATCTTGTATCCTTCTTATATACGCTGCATCAGGATCTAATCCAGTTCTATATCTTCCATCTGTTTCCTTATAAGGAAATTTAAAGACTCCTGTACCTGGAATTCTTGTTAGTCCTTTTTGAGACAGACCACCTTGCATAGTCTGCATTTCTGCGCTGCTATATTCTTTCTTGATAACAGCTATTCTTCCAATCTTTGCCATACCGATATTTAGTTAATTGGTTTTTAGAGAGTATTTAGCATCGAAGCTCACAGCACACTGATACTCAAATTGAGAAAGAATCCCCTCCCTGTGGGAGAAAGTGGTTGGAAGGGGACCAATCCCTGATTAGAATTAGAATTGTTTTTTATTTTGCAACTCTAATACCATTTCAACATGTTTTTTATCCATAAAAGGATTATGAAGTTCTCTATGACAATTAGAACATAAAAGCATACATTTCATAGCCTCCTCTAAAATTACAGAATCATCTAGATATTTTAAAACTTGAACTTTGATTTCAAAGCTTTTCTCATCTGGATTTCTGTGATGAAAATCAAAAGCAGAGATATTTTTATTATAACCACACATTTCGCATTTTCCTCCAAATAGTTCTATCAATTGCAACTTTTTTTGGATTCCTAACAATGTATATTTATTTAAACCAAACTCATCTTTAAACTCTTTAAACTGTTTAGAAGCAGTTTCATATTTATGTTTATCATGACACTTTTGGTTGCAAAACTCTTTATCTCTTCTAAATTTTTTCTTACCTTCTTTATTTTCCAAAGGTTTACCACAACTTTTGCAGCATTTAACTTCACTAACTGACATATCCATCAAAATTGTGGGATCTCTTCTATAAGAACTGTTCTAGACAAATCCTCAATGAAAATATCACATCTATCCTTCATCCATAGTTCATATCCTGGGAACTTGTTAGCAGAAGACATACCATGAGATTTTGCAAATCCTAAGTGGTGTCTTGTACCATCAATATAACCCCAAGTCATGGAAGGTGCACCTTTCATTCTCACCTCACGAATGTTGTTTACCATTGAACCATCAGACATTGGAGAAACATCAAACACAAAGAATACTGGTGTTGATTTTTTGTTTTGTCCAAACTCTAAGTTAGTTTGTGGTAAATCTAATTCTTTAAGGTGAACCAACTCAATTCTACCTGTTTCACGAGTAACCATAGCATCAAATGCAAAGTTATATGTGATGTGTTGTCCTTCACCTTGCATAAATCTGTTTCCAGAATCTGCAACCAAGGTAAGTCCTGAGTTAAGTGCATCTTGTTTAACTGCTTGTTGGAATACATCAAATCCAGCTTCATTAGTGTACATTTTAACACGTCTGTCTTTAACATCCACACGTCTGTAGAATAAATCTCCAAACACTGAACGTAAAAGGTTAGCATTAAACTCACCTCTGTTATACTGAACTAAGTTACCATTGTTACGCATTCTGTAGTATACACCAGCAGATGTACGTTTAACCTCTTGTCTTCCACCATTTGTTTTAACTGTACCTGGTTGAGACCAAATCATACGTTTAACTTTTAGTTCCAACATAGATTTTCTCATCCAGAACTCGATAAATGGTTCCCATTTAACATCATTACGTGTAAGAGGTAATTGATCACGTCTTTGGGGAGCATACACTAAGATATCCAATGCTTTACCATTAGAATCTCTAAGCATTCTGTCATCAGCCCATTCTGTAATCTTGTGCTCATATCCGTAACCAGAGCTTAAGGATTCAAACATGGTGATTTTCTCACCCAATCTAGGAAGTCCTAATAAGTCTTGATCAAACTCACCAATAGCAGCATCAACTAATTCGAGTTCATTACCAACTTTCAAGAAAGTAGGGTTAACGAAATCAACTTTAGGGTTTGCAGAAACTAATGTGAATGAATACAAGTAACCAGCATTCCAAGGAAGAGGATCTTTAACTACATAGAATCTTGGTCCATATTGACGTGAACCAACAGAAACAATAGCATTTTTAGAAAACTCATTGGTATCCAATACTAATTGGAATTCATGTCCATCTATACCAGCTTTGGTATCAGTCACTGTAGACTGTGGAACATCAATGATTTTGGGGAATTTGTATGGAACAGCAATGTCCCATTTCCAAGCATCACTATTGTTGTCAATGTAGAATGGTGTGCTTTTATTAATCATGTCCAGAAAATCATTACTATATAATGAACTCTGGGTGTAGAGACTGATGATCTTCTTGTCATAGTCTGCAGGTTCTGTGGAGTGGAAGGATTCTAAGTGATTAGAATCTGTTAATTTACCTACAGCTCGTTTGTCCATTGAAGCCACCCTCGCGTAGGTAAAGCCAACCAATCCTGGGATTGTTTGAATGCTCATCTTACTATTTTTTATTTGTTACTAATCATTATACAAACCATGAATTTGGTTTATTTGTTGTATTATTTGATGTTGTTTCTTTCCCTTTAGTAACTTGTCTGGCAACTTCACTAAACAACTGGTCTGTTTTTTTAGTAACACCTGCTCTTTGAATTGTTGTAAGAGTAGGATCTTTTTCTAAAACTTTCAGCAGGAGAGCTATCTTTACCTTCTGAGCATGATTCTCAGGACGTTTTAAGTCTAAAATCATCTTATCAAAATCCGTAAGTGTCTCTCCTGAAGAAGTCTTATACTTATCAACTAACAAGAAATCTTGTAGCTCTGTAGCCAACTTGGGATTCAAGGGAATACCATCAAATTCTTTAGTTTTTAGTTTTTCCTGTATAACAGACTGAACATTAGTTACAAATTGGTTCTTTACTGCTTGTCTCTGTGCTAATTCATGTTGTGCTTTTTGTTCCATCTCCTGCATCCTAACAGTTTCTTTCTTAATAAGCACTTTATGATTCCTTACAGACACTGCTTCTAAATCACCATAACTTTTCAGTCTTTCTATTTCTGTATCAATATCATCTGGTTCAAATCCTTGATCTGCAAGAGATCTTCTCATCACCATTTCTTGATTACTTTCAATTGTCATATCCATCTCTGCAAAATTCACAGCTGTATTATAAGCTTGAAAATAATCTCTTGGATCAACTCCTTTAACAAATATGGCATCAAACGCTTGTTGATAATCTTCCCCAAACTGACTGATAAAGTTATTCACCATATCAATAGCTCCTTTTCTCTTCTCATTATGAAATCTATCTAAGAATTCTTCAGGAGTATTAATAGGTTGCTCTTCTTCATCTTCTTCTGAAGTAAATACACCTAATTTAAATAAATCCCTTGATAATGCTGAGAATTGTGTCTCTTGTGTAGTAGTTTGAGTATCCTCAACTATAGTAGAAGTTACATCATCATCTTCTACAGTTTGTTCTTCTTCATGATCACCTAAGAAATTATTGATAATATTAGTCTTAGTGGAAGGTTCTTCACCATCTTTAGGAGGAGATATATCTTTTCCTTTAAGAGGTACTTTCTCTGGGTCTGCAGGAGGAGCATCACTAACAGCTTCCTTAACTATGGGAGTTATTTCTGTGGGCTCAGTTGTGGAGGTTTCAGGAGCATATAAATCAGCTAATAGCTGAGCATTCCCTAATCCCATTTCCATGGTGTCTTTAATACCAAAGTCACCAAATCCTTGGTTTTCTGTGTTTTCAGTTGCCATATGTAGTTAAATTTATTGGTTTTCCTATGTAAAATTAATAAGATGAAACTTATCATCAAAGCATAATCAGCTCTGTTAGAATAATTTTTAGGATAATATAGCAATAACCCCCTCTATTTTTAACTGAGTTGGTTTATTTTTTCTTATTATTCCTGTTTCTAGCATTTACTTTTGCTATTTCCAGGTCATTCTTCTGGTTTTCTCTATCAACCTGGAGTTTTTCCCTTTCAAGTTGCAATTTATTGAGTTCAGATGATGTTTTAGCTTGTATCTCTGACATTTTAGCATTATAATCCCTTGATGCTCTTGCTTCTTCATTTGCCATATCAGAGATTTCAAGGGCATCTGCAACCCCTGATTCATCAATGTCAGCTGTTGCTTCTGGGTTTCTAGCCAAAGCACCAATAAGAGCCACTTCTTTTTTATTGATTCTGTCAAGTTCATTTTGATAGTTTTTATTGGCAGTTTCTTCTTGTTTCATTCTAGCAGCTTCTTCCGTTTGAATTTGGAATTGTTGCTGTTGTTGTTGAAGCTCTTGTTGTTTAATTTGATTTTGTTGCTGCATCATAGCTTCTTGTTTATCTCTCAAGTCTTTGAAAGTTTTCTTCATAGCTCTCATAGACTTAGTACTATAAAGTTCAATGATATCATATACACTTCCACCATTCTGAATAATAGCTTGAGACAATAGTCGTACTTCTTCAAACATCTTAGTATCTTCAGGTCTATTAGTCAAGAACACTTTTAAGTCTCTAAACTTAAGTTCATTCCCATTCACCTGTATGAAAGCTGCTTCTCCTTCTCCTGTAACATAGGAGATTGTTGATTGAGGCTTAGAGGATTCAATATATTGAGAAGCATCTATAATAGCCTGATACAATTGTCCCATCACATATTCATGGGCTACAAATAAAGGTTCTGTTTGTGAATAAGATTGTTGGATGGCTGTATTTGTTCTGTAGCAGATTCTGAAGCACTGATACTACCCATTCTTTGTTTTGACATTCCTACTAACTCCCAACATTCATTCTTCATTTGAACAGCTAAGTTATATCTGGATTGTATCTCTTGGGTTCTGGTTAAATCTAATGCAGCAAATTGGTTGAATGAGCTTGGAGCTTTAAGATTCTCAGGGCTATCATCTATAAAGACAACACCTCTTTCTTTTGCTTCCATTTCCCACATATCTAAAGCATCTTGTCCATCACCATCCTTAGGAGTGGGTACATGTCTTATAGACATCAATTGTACTTTACCTTTCTCTTTTCCTAATAACTGGAACAATTGATTCATACATACATTATAAATCACTTGGAAAGGTTTCATTAAATCAATAAGAGATTTTGATTCTGTATTCTTTATTTCATGTACTGTCCCTATAATAGGACAATAATCCAATAGTTTAAAAGGTTTAATATGATATATATCAGGACCTATCTTAGTTCCTTGATACCACTCATTAACCCACCCCCATTCTAAAGATACTTGAGTAGGAATGATTTTAGATTTATAATTCTCATCAACAAGCATAGACTGTAGTTGTCCTAACTCATCTACATAAACTAACTTACCTATCTTTCTCTTAGATATCCAATATGATCTAATAACTACATACTTATAACCAAATGAAGATACATTAGATGTCAATCCTAAGAAATCTCTTAATCCATCATTATTCTCTTTTATCTCAGACTCAATGATCATTCTGGTTTGTAGTACTAATGGATCAAATGTATCATATTGAATACTATCAATACCTGGTGCTGCATTAGGATTACCTAAATTAGACTCCCTAACATTAATAAGTCCATAATCCTGTAGTGAAGATCTTAAGTGATCAATCTCTTCTTTAGTCAAATCTGGTATAGATTCTATAATCTCTGATAGTTCCATTACTTGTACTGTACCTGCAGCATAAGCTCCTTGTGCTCTTCCTGTTGGATCTGATATCCATTTTCTATCTGGGGTAGTAAGGAACCACGTATTCTTTGGATTAGACACTTCTATGTTGAATCCTAACTTTGAATTATCCTCATACAAATGATAGAATTGTCTATTAGAAATCATCAAGTCTCTAAATGCATCCTCAGACTTTTCCTTAAGATTAAATTCAGCTTTAGTACATGTCAATACATGATTAGACCATTTCTCTGCCATAGAGGTATAATCTGTTAACTCATCCTGTATTTGTTCCATTGTCATCTGTTGAACCTGTTCAGGCTCAATTTCTACACCTTCTATAGCAGCTTTCTCAAGAATTCTGCTCTAGCCTGAGCTAAAATATAATCCTGTAATATCTGAGTCTTATATTGTAACTCCTCAGCCTTGGATTCATCATCAAATGCCTTCACTCTATATGTATCTGGCCTTTTAGTCAACTCTCCAACTAACTCATTAATTGGTGTAGTCATTATGGAATAATGCTTAACATACTTAGGAAGCTCCATATCCTTCTCTAACATATCAGTGAAACTCTTTACATCAGGTTCCTGATAGAAATCTTCCATTCTAAGAATACCTTTAACCAAATCATAATTACCAACAAACGTATCCCTATTCTTCACATACTCAGCATATGCCTTATTGGCAAAATAATCCATTGTATTCTTAATCCAACTCTCATCTTTCTTCTCCTCCTCAGTTTTAAACTGATCTGGGAAGATATTAAGATATGCATACCTAATAGTAGCATCCTTCGTATATCTGATAATTGCCATCGTTATTTAAATAATTTATTATTATTTGAAAACAGTGCATTATTCTGTGTAAACAATGTACTCTTATTTCTATTCTTATCATATAGTGTTTTCACCCTAATATCCTTATCAGCACCAGCAGCCCCCATCATAGGATCCATCTTCATGGCTAAGGCTATTGCCAACTCTGCTGCTACCACCCTATCAAAGTTATCCACATCATTATACTTAATCATCTCTTCCAATAACATAGGATCAAATATCTTAGTCATTCCTTTAGTAACAGAAATAACATTACCAGCATCATCCTTCTCTGTTATTAATATCTCTTCAGAGTATTTCTTTAAACATCCATGCAAAAATAGTCTAATCTTTTCAGCTGACCTATGAATTCCAAAATCTCTATGCACTGTGGTATTAGGAACAATCTCCTGCAACCAAATAGGCTGTCTCTCCAAATATCTACTATCCCCTTTACCAATCATATAATCAATAAAGCTTATCTCATCATTCTCCACCAATGTCCTAGCATTATAATACTTAATCAATAGTCTTGCCTGTTCTTCCCACACATCTTTTCTATCAGGTCTTGCTACATAACTTGCCACAAACATATCCTGATACTTCTCTCCTGTAATGGTATGCATTCTCTTGTAAATATACACAGCTCCTAATGACTTACTATATTCAGCTTTCCCTTGTCTATATGGGTCAACTCCTGCCACATACAATCCATATGGAGGATCTTCTATAGGAAACTCATGTATCACCACAGGAGCATCCTTATTATCTTCTTTCTTAACTGGAAAGCTTGATATAGGTTTCTTATCAGTGAACTGGTGTTTGACACCCTCACCATCATCATACAAGATCACTGGAGTTCCTGTATACCCAGTGGACTGGAGCTTCTGTTTTTGTCTCTTAGCACCCTCAATATCAAAATCATTTTCAGAGTCAGACAAAAAGCACTCATCCACAGTAAGTGGGTAATACATCACCTGCTTTAAATATATAGTTCTGTCTGGATTCCTCTTAGCTCGTTCTCTCTCTTTTTCAATAACCTCTAGGGCTTTCAATTTATCACTCACCTGAATCTCAATCTTCTTCAACTCATTAATATTCTTAGGAACAATTCCATATTCCTCCTTAAGAAATACATCAAGCGTTACCAGTCTTTTACAATCCTGTCTATATATACCTGAAAGAAACAATCCTGTTTTCTTTCCTGTATTAGGATCATCAATAGCATAGAAATTATTAGACTCTGGGTGATAAAAGAAATTCTCTGCATCCTGTCCTTTTTCAAAAGACCCTCCCGTACCAACGAAGATTGGAACAGCTCTCCACCCATTCTTACCCTTTATGGCTGGTTCACCAGCTTTGAAAGCTGATGCAAATAAATACTTACCAATCTCATCCATAATAAGCGACTTAGCTGTAGTACCTGCAGCAACCTCTGTCGTATTACCATCGGAGGCATTTCTAATAACAATATAACTCCAAACAGCATCTTCTCCATCGGGCTTCTTATACCCCAATCTAATCTGGTTTGATCTCCAAGTCTTATCCAACCTAGGTATACCTATACCTGTCCACAAAGACTTCAATCCAAAATCCACTTTATCCTTTAACAACCCTAAATCATAATCATTACCACACACTATCAGATTCTGTGTATTCTCAAACAATGTGGCATTCATACCAAAGTAAGAAGCTTCCATTTCAGACTTACCTCCCTGTCTAGCTCCCACCTCAATATACCCTTGTTTTGATAACTTACACTTCTCAAGAACATCAGCTCTTATCCACTCATTATCTCTCAAATCAGGTCTCTGTACCACACGTATATCATTCCCATGTACATCTATATCATCCACTCTAATCCACCAATGATTTAAATGCCAATAGAGCCAACCACTAATGTATACACCATTAATGTTGACTCCCCCTTTAATTTTATCTTCCTCCCATTTAATTAACTGTCTAAATTCTTCTGTTCCTGGTGGAGGAAGGGTTTTCATATTCCTGAAGAACTCTGATGTCTTTATCTCCATATTTCAAATTATTGCATTCTTGGAGGAACAGTGCTAGATCCTCTAGCTTCCTTCTTAACTTCCTCTCTCCTTCTCAAATCATCTACAGACCTAAGAATATCAACATAATCCTTCAACGCCTGTGTCAAATCCTTCCTTTGAGCTTCCTTATTAGCTATACAAATAGGAATAGCCCCTCCAGCTCTGGTCTCTTTCCAAGCCATCCTATCAGCTAACGTACTAAAAGGATTAGACTCTATATAATCCTTAAGCTCCTTAAGTTTTTTCTCAAGAAACTCCAATTCATATTCTATCAACAATTGTGGAGCTTTCATAATAAATCATTTATACTATCCTCAGAAAGAATAATAGTTGTTGTTTCAGTTGTTGTAGCAGGAAGCTGCTTCTCCCTCTTTCTACCTTCCAGCATCTCTGGGTTCATATACTCATCTCTAGTCTGTATAATCAATCTATCCTGACCAGGCACACTATTATCCGAAGACATATCCACATAATCAGCACCACTCTCATACAACTCCATAAGAAGACTAATCAAACTCTCAACTGGAATCTTATCAATCCTGAACATTCGTTTCATCACTAATAATTTTTTGTTCTTCTTTAGTTACTTCTGCTCCCCACTTATCCTGAGGACAGGAACATGATAAGCACTTAGTCTTAGGCAATAAGCTGCATCCACAATCTGTACAATGTTCATCTGGTCTAATAGTGCCATGCTTAGAACTATGATAGGGACACATCCTACATATAATAAGTCTCTTTTTAGAAACTTCATCAATAGTATCCTTTAAATATTTATCAGGAGACAGATGATTCTTCCATCCCTCGAATATACTCTTAAAATTTCCCATCTTTCCTCAACTTTAAATGTTCTATACTCTTGTAAGGCTATTAATCCTAGCTAGAGTATTCTTCCTTAACTCTTCACTGGTATTAGGATCATTAAGTATAGACTTCGTATTTCCTCATACAGGCAGTATATTTCTCCATATACTTTTTAGCTTTGACAGGATTGAATAAGAATCTACCAAACCCACCCATCTCAATACTATTATAATAACTCATAGCCCTAACCATCTCCACAAACTGATTGTTAATAATCAAACTAGCTACAAGCTTCAGATATTCCCACCTCAGCACTTACCTTCTTAATTAGAGATTCTTTCAAAGGCACTACTCTCTCCAACCTTTTCTTTTCCATACATATTAAGTGTTATTTGAAGAATAAGAGGCTTAGTAAAATCCAATGCTATAACGGGATTAATAACAATATACTTCCCCTTCTTAACAAATATCTTACTCTTCTTAAGTTTAGACACAATATTATTAATAGTAGGAAAAGATGAATTATACTTAGAACAAAACTCCTCCCTAACAGTGGCATAAGAAATACTCCCCCTAACAGCAGCAAAAGCAATAAGCTGGATTTCTCTCTCTGTAAGCCCTAAATCATTAAGGGATGAAAGTATACTATAGTAATGCTGAGCCAATGTAAAGCTATCAGATAAATTCTTCTCCAACTTTTGTATAGTCATTGTTTCCATAATGTAATTAATTATAACAAAGTTAATTATATTAAGTGATATCTAAAATTTTTTATGTGAAGAATGTATGTAGTTACTCCCCATTACGTGATATAAATGGTAGTCCACTCCTATTATGTGAAATAAATGGGTGCATACTCCCCATCGCAACCCCACCTATGAATAAAAATGTGGGAATAGCCCCGCCTAACAATCTAATAATTTAAAAATTTAAGAAAATGGAAAATCACGTAATTCAATGGAATGCACCAAGAGAAAATGCTAATGGTATTAAAATGACTGAAATAGGCACTTTGCCTGTAGCATTTAAAGGTTTAGAATTTTTCTTCGTAGACAAGCGAGCTGATAAGAATGCAACCTTTATGGTAAGAAAGCCAGGCTCTCAAGAAACTATCACTGTAGTGTTAAGTAAACCTGTTAATGATATGTACAGAGCAGGAGATGTTAGCAAATTACAATTGCTAAGCTTACCAGTGTACTATGGAGAAGACCTTGTTAATAAAAGTGGAGAGAAGTACAATGGTTACATCCTTGGTAAACCAGCAGGGAACTGGAATAACTTTGATGATGTTGCTGGTAAAGCAGTGGCTTACACAGCAGACGAATTAGCAGGCTTTTAGCCTGCTTAATTCTTCCATATATATGTGTTGATATTAATCGAACTTGATTCAATTAATGTTGTATATATATATAGGTAGAAAGTTGAATAATGGCTGAAAAGCCAAATATTAAATTATTCTCATATTTTTTCCTAATTTAATAAGAATATAATAATTGAAAAAAACTTTAGGCGGGGTTTTTCAAGTTGCATTGCGAATAATGCAATGTTTTAACTGTTAGGCAGTACGGATGTTTTAATATTTTAATATTTTAATGGTCGT